TTCGTGACTGCTGCCACTTTTCGTCCATCATGGACTTGGCTCTGTCATGGAACTCTTCTGGGATGTATATCATATGAAAATGTAGTCCCCGTCTCTCCGAGGTGTCACACCACTCTTTCGACCGGATTCTCCAGTCCACGCATCCCGAAATCAGGATGGCAGGTGTCGCGTGTTAGTGTTCTCTGTCTCTCCAGAGCGTCACACCACTTTTAGAAACGCAACCGTAGTCGCGTCGGCGCAGGTGTCGCGGAAGTGGCTATTAAGCCGCAGTGTACTCGAACTTGCCGAAGCCCAATGGGTTTCCAACAACAAGTCCAGCAACCGCTTCAATGAGGCGAGCAGGGCCGCCGCCATTGTCTGGCAGTGCCGTCACCTGAGCGACGTTTCCGCCGTAGCGAATCTCGACGAGATCCATGTCGAGCACTAATCCATATGCGGATTTTCCAGTGTAGGTGGACCCAGAAACCGTTCCGAGGAACGTCGTTGGGTGCAAACGCACCGTGCCGAAGTCACCCTGGAACACATCCACCGATTGGATGAACGTATCCGCAGCAGCATCACGCTGGAAGGTTTGCACCTTCGTTGCGCCAGCAACAAGATTAGTTGCGGTTCCGCCGCCACTTGGAACACCATTGTATGCAGTGGTCGTGAGAGCGGTGGTTCCGAGTAGGCTTGTGAATGCACGCTTGAGGTCCGTCCCAACGATTGCGTCGAAGGACTTGTACTTGCCCGTCTGGTCGTAGATGGACTTGAGCACGCCCTGCACAACCGTGTCGGTCAATGCTGAAGCATTTGCTCCAGTTACAATCGAAGCGGCTGGCGTTACAAACGATGGAGCAGTCGTTCCTGATCCGATGTTTAGTCCAGTGCCGATATTGTCTCCGCCAATCCATGACAGCATGCCTGCGGTGAGGTATGCATTGGTCGTGCCGTTGTCGGACTGACCAAGCTGGTTGGACGTGAACGTAGCTTCCATCGAACGCTTGATGGCGATGATTGCTTTCGCAATATTGTCGCTCAACTCGTCGCGGATGCCAGCAACGTCTGCAATGTCCTGCGTGAGCTTAGACACACGAACGGTTTGCCGGAAGATCTGTGCGTAGTTCGCAAGTTCTTTGCGGTATCCCGTAACGAAGTTGTTATAGCTTCCGCTCGTCACGTCCGTGCCGTCAACAACGCCGCCAATGGTTGGACCAGGGTTCTGGTCTGCTTGCCAGCGGAAATACATATTCCCTGGCTTGGAGCCTTTGCGGGCCATCGATGTGAAGGGCGTGTCCTTCGCATCAACGAGCGCAATCATGTCCATCAAGTCTTCGCGTTTACCGCGACCGGAGAGGTTTGGTTCAGTTAATAGTGGCATAATTTTGTGTGTGATTAGATGTCTGCGAAACCTTTGGATTTGAGCAAGTCGGAGAATACTCTGCTATCCCCGTTGTTCCGTGCAAAAGCCTCAAACGCTTTCCTGCCCGAATCTTTGACAACCGGAGCTGCCTTGACTGCTGGCGAGGATGGAGCTTTCTTGATGACCTTCGGCGTTGCTGCTTTGTTCTGCTGCATATTTTGGTATGCCTGCAAACCAAGGACAACAATGCCAGCGATGTGCTTGTAGTCAGCCCTCTTGGACTTGATTTCTGGGAAGTCGCGCAACACCTGCTGGGCGGTCTGGTACTCTTTCGTAGAGGGATCTTTCCACCATGGGAACTCCTTCACCGTCTGAGTCTCAGCTTCTCGCTCAACTTGCAGGTAATGCCTACGGGTCGGAAGCTCGATTTCCCTGCGACGAATCGCAAGTTTCTTCATGCTCCTAACCTGGCGGTCATCCACATCAATCTCGTTGCCGTCTGGGCCAATCAAAGTCCCGCCATCAGGATTCTCCTCGCACCACATCAGCACCTCAGTGGCTCGTTTCCATTCTGCATCCACCTGCTCAACTGTCTTGAGCTTGGCGACCGCTTCGGACACGTCCTGCTGCTGCGCTGTCTGTGCTGGAGCCTCGTTGAGCTTGGATTCAAGCTCCGCAAGTTTCTCCTTATAGGCTTCGACTTCTGCAAGGGCTTGCTTCTTTGCAGCGACCAACTTGTTGATTCGCTTCTGCACGCCCTTTGGCTCATCGCTCGCGGATTCTTCCGGTTCTTCACCAGTTTCTTCCGGTTGCTCTTCAGATTCCACCTCCTCCTCTTCTTGGACTTCCTCTTCTTGAGGCTCCGAGGGTTCAGTGTTGTCTGCCGTTGTTTGTTCCTGATCGGATAGGAACGTCCCCTTGACTAGTTCACTGAGTGAATATTCATCGAGGATACCGATCTTTTCCGCAGCGTTTCCTGCCTCCTGCGACTGCGACGCAGGCTGTGTTTCATTATTGTCCATGCTGTTTTTGTGCGGTGCAAGAACCGCTATCATTAGACAGGGCAGTTGGTTTACACGCTGCTCAGGCCGTGTTTAGTTGCACTATGCAACAAAGTCTTTATCTGTCAATCCTCTTTTCTTTAAGGCTTCTTCTCTAAACCATAGCAAAGTTTCCTTGAGGCCATTAACCCCGTCAGCCCTGCCTGCTGCATGGATGCGCCCTTCTCCAACCGTGTGCTTGTCGATTGCAAAGAACACTTCCTTCTCAATGTAGGAGTCGATAATTGCAAGCGTGTTCTCCCAGAGCTTGTTCTCTCCTGTGAAGCTGAATGCTAGAGCTTGTTCTTCTGTCATACTGTTTGTCTGTTTGTTTCGTTTGTGCTTACCAGTGCTGGAATTAGCTTTGCGCTTGATTCCAAGAAATAGATGTTCTTGTTTTCGCTGGGTTTCTTTAGGTCAAGTTCCCATGGGTTCTTTGGAGGCGATGTCAGAAATTTCCTCCAGCGAGGCAATGCCTCGTATTTTTCCATCTCTTTCTTGAACTCTTCTTCTTTTTCAACAATCGGCTTCGCATTGCTAATCTGTGCTCTCAACGCCCTTTTTGCTTCTGTTGAATATCCTTGCATTAGGTCTTCTGGATTTTCGGAAGTTGCAAGCGTCTTTACTAGATCAATGAAATCTTGCGGGCCAAGTCTGCTGCCCGTCATTTGGTAGTGCTCTCGTTGTATTTGTGAAAGTCCAAGAGCCAGATGTCCTTGGCTTCCCATGTATCCAGCTTGTTTCGTGCTGAATGGACGCACGTCCATTTCTCCAGGCAACACAGAGTGCATGACCTCGTGCTCTATGCCTCCCTTGTATTCTTGCTCAAGGTTTCTTAAAACATTTGCTGGATCTATATCGCTCTGAATTAGATTGTTTTTCCTTAAATATTCTTCCGTATTTTCTTGTCCCAGCTTGTTTGCCTCTTGGCTGATGTAGCCCATGGCGTGCGGCATGTATACCGCTTTCTGTTCGTAAGAGTATTGCGGAACAGCATTTGGAACGAAATTTACTGGAACTTTATTCGATAGAGACTCGTAGTAATCTGGCGTGATGGTAAACGGAACCGTCCATGTAGCTCTCCAGCTTTCATTTATATTTTTCTTTTCATCCATCAACTGCTGGGCGTACTCCCTTGCCGCAGCTATTTGTTGTTCTGTGTCTGAACCGTAATATGTTTCCGCAATTTCTCTTGGAGAGATTAGCCCTGGCTGACTGCCAAGTTCAGCAAGTTTCGCTAGCGACCCATTGTTCTGGATCGCTTCCCTTGTCTTATCGGCAATCTGCCGAATCCTTGCGTATAGTTCGTTGTCAGCCATTTACCTGGTTAACACCTAGTCTTCCAATCTGAGCGTTCTGCTGTTGCATCATGCTCATCTGGATGTTCTTCACATAGTTCTCGAAGAGTGCCTTGAAGTTCTCGTCCTGCTGCAACGCCGCTTGTGCTTTCGGGTTCTTCTGCATGACATCCTGCACGAACTGCATCTTGGTCTGCGCTGCGGGGTCGTTCTCCGAGTAGAGGGCTTCGTTCCCGAGTAACATGTTCGCAATGTCGTTCTGCACGTCCTTGTACATCTGCTGGCTTGCCTGTGCTTGGTTGACGATAAGCTGGTTTGCCACTTCTGGAGCAACGGCCATCAGCATCATGCGGGTAAGAGCGTTCTTGTCGATGGCTCCGCCTGCGTCCATCTGGCTAATCGTCTGCAAGAACTGGATCTTCTTATCGATATTCGCAGGGTTCATGTCCGCAACATCAAACCGTATGTTCAACTCAAAGTCGTTATGTATGGAGGATAAGCTCTGCGGGATTTGTTGTCCTCCTGTCACAATCGCAATCTCTTGTGGCGACATGAACTGCGAGCACAGAGCGAACATCTGCTTGAACACGCCTTTCCATGACAAAAGCCAGTTGTTGACAAGAAGCTGTTGTAGCATCTGCGTTTTGATGGGATTGACCAGTTCGTGGTTCACCCCAAAGTACGCGCAATGCCTTTGCTCGACCGCTCTGATGAGGTTGAACGCTGTGCTTGGTTCTCTGGCTGGCGGCTCCATCCAAGTGTAGTCGTCCCGCTGCGTCACGGGTAGCTGCACCCCAGGTCCAACCTTGTTGATGGCTCCAATGCGCTTGACTACCTTAATTGGTGGCAGCGTTGCGAATGCGGTGTAGTCCCGAATCGAGTCGTGCTGCGCTTTAATCTCGTCCTGATCCGTCATTGCAAGCTCAGGGATCCCGCGAGAGTCTGCAATTGCTCTGCGAAGCTGTTCCCTGCGGAACTCCACGAACGGATACTCACCATGAGCGTAGTCTAGCTTCTCGTAGATTGCCCAGCTTGCGTCATCTTCGCGCCGGTTGCTTGCTGCTTGAGGGCAAAACACGGTGTAGTAAATGCAAGGGGCGTTTCCGTCCAGACTCTTCTGGTACGCATACACCACTTCCACCATGTTGTTGTAGTTGACCCCGTTGTAGACGAGCATTGTCGTCGTCGGGAGCAGGTTCATGTTGTAGAACGTGCTGCTTTTCCCGATTTGCTGCAATGCACGCTCCACCCAGTCTGGATTCCAGCCTTCCGTGGTGATTTTCTCGCGCAACTCCACTTCAGACATCCATGTTCTACGGAAAATAACCCTGCTTCGCTGCAAGTCTGCCGTCTCTGGCGGGAAAATGATCTCATCCCACGGTTTCAATGCCTGCACAAGAGGCAAATTGCGCGACACATACTCTTCTTCGTAGGTTCCAACCCCTGTTTCAGCAAGGTCAGACACCATTTTCTTCGCTTCAGAGAGGTCGTTTCCAATCGCTGCCTGGATAATTGATGCAGCAACCTCTGGTTGTTCCACAATAAGGCGCGGAAGTTCCATGAGCTGCTCGCTGCCGCTCTGCTGCGCCATCTGCATGACCTGTTGGATGGTGATTGCCTGCTGCCGCTTGCTGATATGCTGCTCCCAACCTACATAAAATGCTGTCCACCCGTACTGAAGGGCGTATTGCGCTCCTAGTTCAGCTTCTTTCCGCAGTTCATTGGACATCTTATTGTCCCGAACCCAGTGCATCAGGTCTGCTGCGGCACT